ATTTGCCCTTTTTGTCAAACTGTACACCCTGGATGATCCAGCCTCCGTCCGGAAGCTGCCTGTTCTCAGTTGATTCATCAATCAGGTCAGCTTCACAGACTTGTATCTTAATTGGAATGAGGCTTTTTATTACCCGGCGTTTGCGTACAATGCACTCTCCATCCTGTGCAACGGCACCTATCACCAACTTCTGTAAACCAAAGAATGTTTCCATTCCGTTGAAATCACATTCCGTTGTTTCAGCCCATTGCCACCATAATTCTTTTATCTTTTCAAAGTCCTGTTTGTCTGTTGCTGTTGGAGTAGGCCGGATGCCGGTACCTATGGTGTTATTTCTTATGGCCTGGATTGCCCTCTTTGCATATCCGTTATTACGGACAAGCTCCCGTGAACGGTTCCTGATGGTCCGGAGCACCCAAATAGTTTCCTGGTTAGGTGAGGTGCCGGCAGACATCCACCCTTCAGTACGCCGCGACATGGAAGCAGCATCATATTTACGCTGGGCTTCAGTAACAAGTTTTGAGGCATAACGGAATTTGCTGCGTTGGAAGGCAGCTTTTGGAGAGAATAAACCGATAACCCTATCAATGGCGTTCATGCACCGATAATTGTTGTTGAATCCGTTTCTGTTCCAAGTCCTTTATTGTGCTTCGCATATTTGCGGCCACTTTTCTTTAACCCTAATTCCTGCTTCATGACATCTCTTATGGCCATCATCTCCCTCAGTGAACGATATACAACAGTCTTGTCAGCATACTTTACTTCGAGTACACCCTGAGCGATGGCAGCATTAAGAGTATCAAGCTGGGTTTGTGTGAAAGCAGTTGGCATTTTCAGAACAGTTTTTTCATGGAAATGGAAATAATTTGAGCGGGAAAAAAACAAATATACATCACCACAATCTGTTCCGACATTTTACTTATTAACAGGGCCGAGAGGTAACTTTCCAATGCTGACGAGGGTTTGAGTGGCGGTTTTGCCCTCGGGCATGTTAATAAGTTCCAACAAAAAACCCGCCTTTTGAGCGGGTTAATCCTATTATTTTGGTTATTTAGATATTAGGTAATATAAATTTTTGCTTTGTCCTGGATGTCCGGTTAAGACAATTGCATGAAGTTTTAACCGGGTTTGCCCATTCATTGTTAAATTTTATCCAGAACGGATCCCGGGATCCGCTTTTATCACGATAAAGCATTGACATTGGTAGAAACCCTGCATCATAAGCCTGGAGTAATCTTTTCTCTGCTTTATCCAACCGGTCAGCCGGATAACCCACCAATACGTAACAGCGCAGCCTATGATTATTCTTTGAATATCCAGCTTCACGAAGTAATTCACCTGCATTGATCAGCGGATCAAGGTCATCTTTCGTGTCGTATGCAAAGAATAATGATTCAGGATTGAGCTCCTTTAACTGTTTTGCAAGTTCTTTTGTAAGTAATTTAGCTTCCAGGCCACCTGTAAATTCAGGTTTTCTCTTTTGCCTTCTCAACATTTCAAAAACTTTGTCAATATGTGCAGGTGAACAGGAAAGCAAGTTATCATCTAATACTATCCATCCTTCCTGAATAGGTAATTCCCTGACCATACCTTCACGAACCGGTACCGAACAGAACCAGCAACGATTATTACATCCACGACTGGTGATCACCGCCCCATATTTTAGGTACATTCCTGGAATAAAATTTCCTCCGGCTTGTCCAGTTGCCGGACCACCAATAATAACAGGTGCTATCTCCTTCCATTGCAAAGCAAGCCATTCCGCTTGTTTGAGATCATAGCTAAACGTGACAGAAATATGAACTTCATCAGCTCTATCCAGAAGCAAAGGCGGACCAAACCGAACATTATAATCGTTTGGTGAAAGATTAGTTCTTCTTGGGAATACTCTAATGATCTTCATTTTATTTTCCCCAAAATGAGGATTCTTTTTTCTTCTTCTTACTGCTATCCGGCCTCTTAACAGGTGAATTACTACCATCCATCCTATCCCAGTGGCCATCATTGAATCTGTCCATACCTACAATTGAAGCAGCAGCCCTGGCATAGTTCCTCGCATCCAGCGGCTCATTACGGGCAAACCGCTTTTCCCAAAAGTATTGTCTGTAGCCATGAGTGATCTTAAATTTTAGCTCTTCAGCTGTGATCCCCTTGAAATAATCTTCACCATATTCAGGGAAATGGCAATACCCTGCCGGTTCCACACCCTCGTCAATCCTCAGCCGGAGCCATCCATAGAGTTCAGATTTCAACATACTCACACCAACATTAAACAACCTTAGTTTTCCTTTCTTCCCCGTTTTAGTGTTCACATCCACATATTTCGGAGCGGAAATGATGACAGGCTGCTTATCCTGGCCTTTCACCGGGATGACCTTAGAAGCATCAAATCTCCGGCAAAATTCATATACCTCTGTAGTATTGTATCCGGTATCTACCGCCATGAGTTTCATCGGAAGCTGAACCCCGTCCTCCCGGGTCCAGCTCTCATTAACGATCTCATCCAGCTTATCCCATACTGCTTTTGAAGAAGTATCACCCATAATCACACGGTAGTCGATAGAATAACTTATCTTCTTTCTACACCATCCCACTATCTCCACCTCGATACGATCCTTTTGTACATCGGCACCACCGGTAATGAATACAACTTCCTTCTTTGGCTTATTGAGGGCATATTTTTCTCTTCTGTCAAACAGGAACTCCCATGCCGGTGCATCGCCCTTCTCCTTCCAGGTCTCTCCCAAAATAGTGTTGATGAATACCCGGAGCAGGTTACTATCACCCTGGGCCTTTTCCCATTCTTCAGCAATATCAGCCCAGCTCTTCCATCCCAATGGACTGTAAAGACTGTTCAGGTGAAACCCTATCTTCTCATCACACCTTTTCTCAGGTACCATAGATCTCCATTTACCATTAATGAGCATACTGTTTTTACTTCTCTCCTCAATCATGGAACCGCAAAAGGAACATGAATACTTCACGGTTTCATAAAGTCCTTTATCCCAAATTAGATTTTCAAATTTCAGTTCCTGCATCTCATTACAGTGAGGACAAGGAACAAAGTATTTACGCTGATCTGTGCCATCAAACTCCCGCTGGATGATGCTGGCACCCTCAATAGTTGGAGTAGATAATTTGAATATCTTTTTACGGGAGCCGAATGTTGAAGTACGTTTCTCAGCAAGGCTAACCGGTGATCCTTCATTGTCGATGTTCAAAGGATAAGCATCAATCTCATCCAGGATCAGAACCCTCACAGGCCGGGACCGTAATGAAGCAGCCGAGTTAGCCCCCGATAGTACCAGTATGCCACCCGGAAACCTCTTCACCAGTTTTGTATTGCCCGAATCCCTTTCCCTGGCAGGCCGTACTTTCAGTTTTAAAACCTCCGAATGTTCCACCATAGGATCAATACGGCCTTCAGATATTGCCCTGCTCATCTCCACTGTTGGCATCACATACATGATCGGAGTAGGTGAAAGGTCTATATAGCATCCAACGATATTGAGAGCGCTCTCTGTAAACCCGAGTTGAACACCCTTCACAATTACAACCTCTTTGGTGAGCGATGTAGGAGAAAGTGCATCCATGATCTCCTTCAGGTAAGGTGTTCTGGCCGTTCTCCACAATCCCGGTTCAGCTGCACTCTCCGTTGTAAGATAACGGTTAGTATCAGCCCACTCCGATACAGTTACCTTCCTAACAGGCCGTAAACCATCCAAAAAGCCTTTGATGAGTTGCATTTATTGTTCAATCTTAAACCTAAGCCCTACACTTTTTAGAACGTCACATAACTCATTTACTGTTATACATCCACAATTACGGAGTCCAAGCAACTTATTTTTTGAACATTGAACAGAAATATCATATAACGTTTTTTGCTTATATTCTTCAGGCCAATAATCCACTAAAACATTTAGTGTTCTTGTTGATAATGGTACCAACGCCCTTTCTCATTGGTGTAATTTTTTGCCCTGTTGGCAGGGTCTATACTGCGAATAACGCATAGGTGAGAGCTGACATTCGAGTTCGTATTCGTATAGTTGTAATTCGAGTTCGTAAAGACGAACCTGGAGCCGGAGGACCAGACTATCAGCTTGCAGCATACAGCCTTTGATTGTCATTTCTGAATGGTAAAATAGGCACGGTGAATCTCAATGATGTGACAGCCAAAGTGATCAGACATCTCCTCACTCGGAAAGCAAAGGCGAGAGCCGACAGACGAGTACGTAAACGTAAAGCCGTCATAATTCGAGTACGAAAAGACGAACCCGGAGCCGGAGGACCAGCGGAAAATTGTTTCCCATTTGTATTGATTACTGTTTCCATAATCCGGTTCCCAGTCGCCCCTGAGTGCCTTTGCAAATAGCTTTCTGTCTTTATAAGCA